CCCAGGACTTATCTACTAATCTTCACAGTTTAGTAGATACGCCAGTTCCACTGGCGTTAATCCCATCCGAGGCTTAGTCGCCCCGGATCCCATTGGCGTAAAATCCCAGTTGGGACTTACGCCGCGCTTCGGAGAGTACCGTACTCGATCAAGCCTGACCGAGCACCGATGCCCTCTAATACTACCTTGTAAGAAGGAGAGATAAGCACCATCCACGTTAAGTGAACGTTTCTTTTCACCCTTCGGGGTAAAAGGCTCGCCATTCTCAGGAAACACAAGATCGTTAGACTTAGCAACAAAACGCGTATAGCGAATTGATTGCGTATGTTTATCGATCAAGAACTTCTTAAGATATATTCGAGGTACCTTAATACCGGCATCGTCGTTCTCCCCCAACGGGACAGGTGTAAACCTGACCGAAGAAAGGAGCATCTTGACAGCACCCCTTACAGGAATACCTGTTCGTGACGTGAAGTCATTAAGACGATTGACAAGGACAAAGCGATCCTGCATAGTATGTAAGCTTTTCGCGTACACACCACGGATATTGACACCTAAATGGTAGTCATGTCCGCAGGACTCTCTGAACGGTCCCGAGTTAAAGGACTTGCTACTATTAACCTTAAATCCCAGGAGCTCCAGGTTTCGAACCGTCGCGTCATACAGATCGTATGGCACAATGATATCGTCACCAAAGACTCCGAAGGATCTTGAGGTTAAACGACCGAAAGAGATGGGTTTCCCCTCCTCCAACGCAGTAGCAATGACACACCCCGCAAAAAGAAGGGTCTGCAAGGGAAATGTAAAACCATTCCCCATTGTAGAGACCATATAGAGCTTCGTCTGAGAGCCGTCTCGAAAAGACGACACCGGACTTCGAAGCCTAGAGAGCCACCCGAAAAAGTGGCGATCAAACAGCTTCGAAAGGACAGAGTAGCACAGAGAATCCGAGGCACTTTCTAAATCGATTGTACCGAAAGATCCATCTATGCTACCGCGTCTAGCAAGCTCACGATTCTTATCTGGCTGGATGGCCAGATCGAGAGAGTACTGCTTTCGCAGTTCAGACTCGATATAAGAACCGAGACCGAGCTGAAACATCATATTGATGTTAGGCTCGATACATATGGTGCGGCGTATCTCGTTAGTTTTAGGAACAGAAGCAATAGTGTTTCCTTCCACAATAAAGTCGAGTGGGTACTGGCTGGAGCGAGAATGCTCCGCTAAAAACCATCTAGCACTACGACCCGTAATCCGCCGATAGGCGGAAAGGAGTGACTCGCTAGTACAACTAAGAGGAGAGTCGAAGACTTTTGTATAAAAGTCACCGCCTCTAGCCCGAATAGCTGCCCCTGGCCCAGTTCGTGCACGATCAAAAATATGATCGTACGACAAACACCCAAGGTTAGCCCTTGCCTCAAACTTCCACAGAACGGTTTTCAAACGTTCGATGAAGGAATTAGACTCAGCTAAGGACGAGTCGATCTCAAAGTTTCTCATACGATGATTAATCGTTGAAAACTTATCCAAAGCTTTCTCCTCGGCGTCAAGGGCCTCATTAGCTACAAATTTCTTGTAGAACGAGGTCTTTAACGAACGAGAAGCAGCCCCGGACATGTCATCTCGCGAGAGATAACACTCGAGATCTTCCAGAAGGATAGAAAAAAGAGCATCAGGGTGAATACCCATAAGGACTCCTCTACATTAGGCCACAGTCTATACGACTAAAGACCACAACAGGCATGGACTTCAAATATCGAACTATCATAATTAGGTCATCAACTATCAATAAAGCGGGCACCTGGAAAATCCAGGCACGAAGCTCGATTGTTAGAGATGAACTATCCCCATCAGAGACATAAAGGACTTCTTCCGCATCACAAATAAATGTGCTGTAGAGGACGAAGTCTAGGTCACGAGATAGGGAGTCAACGTAGGTAGCAAATTCGTTACCCGCGCCAACAGTATAGACGGTAAGACGTAAGAAGTTCATTTCAACCTCACGGATGAAGCAGGGATCAAATGACGGCTTGAATAAGCATATCACCATAACCCTGGGACTGTTGTGACAAGGCACCAATCAAAAGACTGGTACCTGCCCTCACATTGGCCGGATCGGCCAGGTCTCCACCCGCAGGAACGTCGCTCACAAGAGTGTGCAACATAACCTGAGGGTTTTGACCGACTGCAGGGAGAACGCCCTTTCGGACGCGCGCCTTGTAGGAATTGCGAGGGACATTACCGATTACACCAGTAACGGGGTTTGGGATCGGTGCCTGTTTAACAGTCACCGGTCTTTCAAACGTAACCGTGAAAGGGTCCGACGCCGAGTGCACACGAACACCAGCTTGCGTTCCGCCAAGGGCGGTAACCGCATACTGTTTTCCGTTTGTACCAGGCGCCGTATCAGTAATCACCGTATAGGTGGGTGTAGTAAGTCCTGTCTGGGCACCACCCGTGACAGGTGAAGAGAGGGAAATCGACATGAGTTTAATACTCCGTGTATAGAATCGTGCTTCCCAGCACTATCTATTAGGTTGATGAGAGTCAACTGGGGAAACGCATATGAGCCAGAGCTGCTATATTCATCCATTTTAAGGATGAACCGGGAACCCGAAATTGAAAAGTCGGGATACCGATAGGTATAGCATCTCTAGACAATATTGTGTTGTCCATATCGACCTTAAATGAAGAGCCACTCGCGTTCTGCCACGTCCATAAGCCCGGATTGGGATTATAGGGTGTCATATCAAACTCAGCAGTAAGCACCATTTTACGGTACCGACGCTGAGTTCGAAAATGCCACGCTATGTTGCCCATAGGGAAGGACCACGCTTCGATTACCTGACCAATATTGGTAAAGTAATCGACAAGAAAGGAATAGGGTATAAGCTCCCAAATAGTCGGAAAGAAATCGCTAGGCGCGAAGCCTAAAACGTTTTCACCCAACTGCAAGGGAGAGTTTACCTGCACCTTAACTGCACCTTTATACCAGGTAGAATAACCAACCGAAGGTACACGTCGGACAATGTAGGCGATCCCATTTTGGAGGATCTTCCTATACTGTATTTCAGTGTACACAGGGTCAGTTACATCTTTGGAATAACGGTACCTCGCGATTTTAATTTCGAGAGGTTTTAGAGCAAGTTCCACGAAGGCAGCGCCGGCCGATCTGATATCAGAAAGAAACGGCTGCCAACCAAAACTATGCTCTAACCAGGTATCCGACACAACCTTATTAAGATCAGAAATCTTAGCAGGGCTGGGACGAATCCCTCGACGAAGGCCTCGGCTTTTTAGACGACGATTAACGTCTCTAGAATAAAAGTCAAGGGCTCGACGAAAGGATCGCGCCGGATTCTTTAACATATGGATTGTTTCCCTAAGCTCACCAAGAAAAACTCCACCCTGAAAAGAGCGAAGTTCATTCTTGCAAGCTAGGATAAATCCAAGAGCGGCTCTATTTGTAACTTCAGACTCTAAGCTAGCATCCGAGAAAGAATCAAGTAAGGTAATATCAGAAGCGTCAATTAAGTCGCCCTGACTAACCCGCTTGATCTCCTGACTATCCGAGGCAGGCGAAATACTCTGAAGAGAGTACGACGCATACCCCGAAGTAGACCCGGAGACTCGGAAACGATGAGCAGAAAACTCAGTCGTCGCATTCTTATGGTTAGCTACCTGACTACGCCACGCTGGGTTTTGACCACCCGAACTACCTCGATCGATCTGGATAGAACCAGCATCGATAGAGTTGGTAAGGGAAGAATCAGGCCCGAAGGTCTGAATAGTGTCAAAACGCCAGAAGTTGCGAGAATAAAGGTAATTAGCCATAATGCGCTAGCTCCATGTTAGTTACACCACGGGGAAGAGAGACTTGTCGAAGCCCTAACAATTTGGCTGCTTTAACGCAGACAAACCGAGAGGCCCCGAACGGGG